CATTTGCAGTTCCACCCCAGTATGGGCTCTCCTTCTGATCAGTCTTGCCAGTGACATCCATCCACTTCTTAAACCAGTGGTGGTAGACGGTGTACTCCTGCCACTTGTCACCCATCTGGTCGACGAAGTCGGGCACGGTCTTCGTATCACCCTGCGTGATCTTGCGGCGACGCTTGTAGGAGAGCAGGAAGGCGGGCTCGATGCCGCTCGTGGTCTGTGTAAGACAGGAGATGGAACCTACGGGTGCTGTTGTAGTGAGAGCGATGTTGCGGCGACCTGTTGTCTCCCACATTTCGTAGTAGGGCCCATTGCAAGCACTTATCACATTCTTGAGATATGTGTGATTCTTCTCCTTCTGGTAATCCCAGACAGGGAATGCACCACGCTCCTTAGCCATGATGAGAGATGATCGATGAGCACCGACGGCGAGAGCCTTGTAGATCTCCTCAGTCACCTCGATCGAGCACTTATTACCGTACTGGATGTTCAGAGCTGCCAGCGTGTCACCCAGGCCGGTTACGCCGAGTCCAGTCCTGCGGCCGTTGAGACCTGCAGAACGAATCTTGTTCCAAAGATCGCGTTCAACGCACTTTACATGCTCAGGCTGTGGGTCTCGCTCGATCTTCTCCAGAATGCGGTCGACGCACTCGATCTCAAGATCGACAAGGTCGTCCATAAGCCGCTGTGCCTTCATGACCACTGTGTTGAAACGGACAAAATCGAAGGTGGGATTCGAACCAAACGGGTCATTGACGAATGTGGTCAGATTAACGACCATTAGACGACAGGAGTCGTATGGGCTAAGTGGAATCTCTCCGCATGGATTAGTGGAGATCGTCTTGTAACCAACGTCACGATAGCAGTCAACGATGCCCTGATTCACTACAGTGTCCCAGAAGAGAGCACCTGGTTCAGCAGATGCCCATGCTGCGTCGATAAACTTGTCCCAAACTGCCTTCGCATTGATCACCTTCGTGATCTGTGCTTCATCCACAGTGTTCTCGACAGGCCATCGAAGCGTAAAGTCGGAACCGCTCTCGACTGCACGCATGAACTCGTCAGTGAAGCGGATCGAGATATTAGCACCAGTGACCTTCTTCAGGTCACGCTTGATGTCGATGAAGGTCTCAATCTCAGGATGACGGCAGTCAATCGTGAGCATGAGTGCTCCTCTGCGTCCGCCCTGGGCTACCTCGCGGCAGGAGTTGGAGAAGCGCTCCATGAACACACCAATGCCGTCGGTCGTTCGTGCTGCGTTGGACGTGGGCTGTCCCTTGGGTCGAATCGTAGAAATGTCAAATCCGACGCCTCCGCGACGCTTCATGATCTGGACTTGCTCTTGATCAGTGAAGAGGATACCAGCATAGCTGTCGTGTGGCTGGTCAACAACGAAGCAGTTTGACAGACTCTGGTGTTGATAGTGGTTGCCAATACCTGACAGTGGTGATCCTTGCGGGACTACCTGTTTAAAACCGTCAAGAAGATCGAAGATCTCCTCTTCAGACATTGGGTTAGGATACTTTGCCTCGATGCGGGCAAACTCCTTAGCTAGACGTCGGAACGTCTCAGTGGGAAGTTGCTCAATCCTATTCCCGCTATTATCACGCAAAGCATACTTGTTGAAGACGTCAGCAGCGAGGTCGTCACCCCTGAAATAATCTGCAACACTCTGATTTAAAGACATTCCTGACTCCTTTCTTTACAATACATGTCGATCACTTACCGTTAATCTCTTCCCACTTCTCTTTGAGAAGCTTCTTCATACTAGAACCGTCAGCTTTGACAACGTCGTCAACAGACATCTCATTTGTGTCCATGAGTTCGAATTTAGACATTGACGTGTCAATCCGCATTGGATAGAGCATTCCATCACGTCCGGCACGATTCTTAGCGACGAAGATTCGACCCGCACCAGTTGCCTTTTCATTTGGCTTTCGAGAGATTGAAAGCACAACGTCAGCAACCATTGCTTTACCGTATGCCTCAGACATGTTCTCAAGACCTACGACTTCTGAGTTTGATGCTTCGCGATTAGCTTGTGATGCTGTCCAGATTGGAACGTTGAGATCCATGGACAGATTTCGAAGCTCCTCATAGACGAGCTTTAGTTCGTGTCGAAGTGAATCAAACTTACGTGATGACTTCATAATGTCAGCGTAGTCAATAACGATCACGCTGGGGACGAAAGACTTAAGTAGAAGTTTCTCAATATGATTTCTGAGTGTCTGAACAGAAGCTGTGCCCGTCGGGTATTCTTTAATGATTAGACGACCAAGCGAGCAGTTCTTGTAGAACTCAATGACTTCTTCTTTTCTGTCTATGACATCACTGCTTGGAATACTGCAGAGATTAGAGTCATAACGTAGACCAACAGCAGTCTCAGATAACTCAAAGGTATAGTGAACAACATTTTTGCCCGCACGTAAAGCCTCGGCGCCCATTTGGACGAGGAAGTGTGACTTACCGACACCTGTTGGTGCAATGACTACACCGAGCTCACCACGTCCGAGACCACCGTTGAGTACATCCTGCGCATCAATCTGCGGTAGACCAGTTGGGCACGTGAGTCGACGTGTCCTGATGAATCGTGCTTCTGAGTCTTCGAAGAAGTCATGTCCGATTGCAGCAGGTGTACCTGCAGACAACGCGTTCTTCATTAAGTCCATGACTGAGTCGAGGTTGTCTGTCGCAATCATTTCGACAGCTTTCTCCAGCGCCTCCTTCATCGCCTGCTTCTTGCAGAAGTCAAGTGTCTTATCCTTGACGTACTGCACATCACCCATATCTGGGTTAACACGGATACGCTGCAAGAACTCAACGATCTGGTCACGAAGGACGACGTCCTTGCCCTCCTTCAGGTCGTCACGAATGATCGTGACAAGGAGACTTAGCGTTGGAAAGTCCTTGTACTTCTGGTAGTAGTCAAAGTACCGCTGGGTAAGAAACTGCAGGTACTTTAACTCAAAGAAGGTGGGTGACATGATCTCTATCATCTGTGTCGCCCATGATCGGTCAGTCAGCAGGCCCTGGAAGATTTTCTCCTGGAACTGCTTACCGTACTGTTTAAAGTGCGGATCGTGCATTTTATCCTGTCTGGATGTGTGAGAGGGCTAGGAAGAATTGGTCGACGTTGAACGTTTGGATCCCCTCATGTATGAGGGCCCTTATGAACTCAATCTTATTACGTGTAGGCTTAAAAGTATCACAGATCCCGTTGATCCTCTCAATTTGGTAAGCAGCTAAGTTTGCTGTATCAAGATGAACAAGCGAGAAGTTCCTGTTGATAAGGATCTCGTTGTCTGCAATATTCCTGTACGCTTGAACTTTAGACCCACCTTCGACTTTGGATCGCGCCTCACTCAGAACTTGCTCGACTGTCGCCGCTGCAGGATGTGTAAGAGATGGAAATCTCTTTGCCAGCGTCTTAAAGCCAACGCCATCAACACCTGGAATATTGTCCGAGTCATCACCGCAGATTGCTTTGGCGACTGAGAAATTAACAGGGTGCACGCCAAATCTCTCAATGACGTCTTGTTCTTGAACCAGCTTCTTCCAGGTAGGTGAGTAGATGATTGACCCTTCTGAGATGAGCTGATAATAATCTTTGTCTGCTGACAGAATGACCTTCAGCGCATCCTTAAAGTGATAACGTGACATGTAGCCAATGACATCGTCTGCTTCACAATCGGGCACATAGATTTGACATATTGGCGTCATCTTTAGAAGACGCACAAGTGTTTTAATCTGATAGTCTCTGCCAGAGACAGTATCAGGTATGTCATTCTCATAGAAGCGATTCAATCTTTCGGGCCGACGGTGGCTCTTGTAGTCTTTGTAGATGGAGCGTCGTCGTGGCGACCCACCACCTTCCCAGACAACATAGATCGGATTTGGTTTAAAGCGCTCCACGATTCTCTTTAGATCAAGGAGAAAACCAACAATTCCGCCGACATGTTGACCATCATTACCCATTGCTGGGTGGGCGATGAAGTGTCGCAAGTACAGCCCCATCGCATCCACCAGCAATACGGTTTGTGATCTATTTAGATCACTCATTTTCCTCGTCGTCGTCTGCAACAAGGTCGGCGTCATCTCTTGTTCTCACCATGACTGCGTCAATTAGATCCTCAAGATAAGGCTTGTACTGGGGATCTTTGAGCATGTCACCAAAGTCTGACTTGTGAAACTTCTTCTCGATGAGTGTTGTTCCACTAACAGTATTAGTTACAGTGAAAACTTTCCACGCTGTTGTTCCAGATACGCAGATAATATTGTCACCAATCTGGCGCTCACCGGCATCACGTAGGACATCAAAGATCTCTTCATGCTCAACGATGCCCTTACCAAAGTGAATCTGGAAATTAGCAGTTCTGAACGGCGGTGAGACCTTATTCTTGATCGTCTTTGCTGAGACATTAATGCCGATGACATCGTCATTCTTATTTTTGATCTGCTGACCTGCGCCCAACTTAAGTCGCACTGATGCGTGGAATGGGATTGCCATTCCACCTGGAACTGTTGTTGGATCGCCGTGAAGAACACCGATCTTAGTACGAATCTGATTTAGGCAGATCATCAGCACAGACTGGTCACCGATCACGCCCGTGATCTTACGCATGCCCTTAGAGATTGCTCTGGCCTGGAGACCGATTGTCTCTTTATCGTAATCACCAAGGAGCTCTGCTTTGGGCGATGATGCTGCAACAGAATCCCAAATAATAGTAATTGGGACATCTTTCTGCATGGCCTTCGCCTTCAGAATTGTCTTTTCTGCTGTGTCAAAGACGTCTTCTGTGCAATGTGTGTCAACATACACAAATCGTCTTGTTACATCAACGCCCAAAGCCTGTAGATTTTCTACAGATGTAGCATTCTCAGTGTCAATGTAGACAGCAATACCACCCATTTGCTGGGTTGAACGTGCAATCTGCGTTGCGATGTGAGATTTGCCAATCGATGGTGGCCCAAAGATCTCAATAATTCGACCAACAGGCAGACCGCCACTTTTACGATTAGAAATGATGTAGTCAAGAAGTGTAGAGCCTGTTGACACCCAGCTTTTAACATGCGTGGGTGACTCATCTTCGGCTAGATTATATGCAATCCTTGAACCGTTTTCTTTGTTAAGAGACGAAATAAGCTCAGCAGTAAAATCACCACCGAGGTCGTCGGCACCTTTCTTTTCTTTAGGAACTCTTGCCATGTTTTCTCCTGTGAATACTATAACAGGACGTGAGCTAGATTACAACTCACGTCCTGCTCAGTTAACTTAGTTAAGTCAGTCGCCCATCAGATCTTCGAAGGCGTCATCGATAGAGGAGTAGTTGCCTCCTGCCTTCTTGTCTGCCTTGGGTGCTGTATTCTGGACAGCAGAAGTCTTCTGGTTTGTAGTAGGGGTGTCATCATCGGTAGACGCCGGTCCGCCTCGAGTGGTTCCGTCCCCGTCCTGCATGCCACCGTTGATCCAGTCGTTGACGATCTTTGTGAGCTCATCATTGGACTTAAGCTCAAACATTGCGCTCACGTCTGGAATGTTGGATAGCCACTGCTTGGCAGTTCCTACGTTGGTGGTGAGATTTGACGACTTGCCGCGTGGCATGACCTCAGTCTCAGAGTACTTCTTACCAGGTGGCTTGAAGCACTTCACCTTCACATCGCGACCACTCTCGGGATCGGTGATGTCACCGTAGTCCTCATCGAGCATGATACCGAGGAGCGACTGGTAGACCTGCTTGCCGAACGCCCAGATCTGCACGCCCTTCTCTTCTTCGCCACGGACGACAACAGGAGCGTAGCAGCGCATCTTCGGGTAGAGCTTCTTGGCGAGCTCGTAGGACTCCTTGGTGCCCTCATCACGAAGCTTGTTGATCAGGTCCTGGATGGGGTCTGCCTTGCCAAACTGGTAAGGTGCGAGAAGACCGGGATTGTTACCGATGTTGTAGTAGAACCAGAGCTCCTTGAAGGGCTGGCCCTCATTGTTTGGGAACGAGAGAAGGCGGACAGTGTACTCCTCACCCTCCTTGGGCTTCCAGGAGGCGTTGCTCTTCTTGTTGTTACCAGACAGATTGTCGAGACGCTTACGCAGTGCGTCGAAGTTGATACCCATGTTGTGATGTCCTAACGTTTAATGGTTAATGCTTAACTTCTAAAAGAAAGAGATTTCTTTTTCGTAGAAGGGAAGCGAAGGTATCTTACGAACCAGCGCTTCATTTTATAATTATGGCCTACTTTTTGCTGTTTTCAGTGGGTCCTGCAAATATTTTGCGCCGTAGGGCTTAGCCATTCTGTCATAGAACTTGCGGCGGCTTTGTGCAGGTCCACCCGGGCCGTGGAGCGGTTCGACGTATCCTGCTATCGCACCGACCCCTGATATCTCTTCGAGGTCAGCCTCAAGCTCCTCGTGCTTATCGAGGTCTACTTCGTCTGTGATCATCTCGCTAAGCGGGCGCTGGAAGTACTGTTTCTTTTTCAACTTAAACCACCTTGGAAGCTTCCGTGGTCCTGCAAGCTTGCTGGTGTTGATGCTGTCGATGTTAAACCCATCCAGACCATCTTCCTGCGGATCTGGAACAGTGCTTCCCATCGAAAGTGAAAAGGTGGTATCAGCACTTGTGCTCATACCACCTTGTGAGGGACGCCCTGGTATATATGGCCTGGCTATTCTCTGCGCGAAGTCGTCCCCGCCTCCGATAGCACCAGCGACGGGGATACCCGTTGTGCGACCGGAATACCAACCTGATTTGGGCTCTTGCGTCTTACTCACACTATTAACTATCTCCTACCTTTTCCTTCTGCGAGATTATCCGAACTGCTGTCTGTGTAAGCATCGTGAGCGGTGTCTCACCACCGTTGTAGAACTTATTCTCGTCAAGCGAGGGACCCTGGGCTGATGCAATAGCGATCCACTCGTCTGTTGTCAGAGTCACTCCTGCTGCTTGCAGCAGTGATAATGAGCGGTGACTGTGCGGCATCTTAGGCAGAGCAGGATTATAGACGTAGAGGATGCCTGCCTTGTCGCGGTGCCAGTCTGACGTCTGTGGGAGGTAGTAGTCAGTTGTCATGTCACCTACCCGCCCAATGTCATGGAACAACCCAGCAATCAACATACTCTCAGGATCTACACCGAATGTTGGTGCGCTCTCCAGCGCTCGCATTATCTTGACGACATTGAGGCTGTGCTCGATGAGACCACCGGGCTTTGCCGTTGTCTTCTCACGTCGGTCGTGCCCAGGACAGACGACAAGACGCTCTCCGAGGTCATCAACCAGCTTAAGAAGCGCATCTGATCTACTGCCACACTTCTGTGTCAGTTTACGGAAGATATTGTAGTTATTTTCGAGGTTGTCGGTGCTCATGCATCTATTGTCTTCAACTTAAGGGGCATTTTACAATTGAGCGTGGGAATGAAGATCCCATCCTTGATGCGGCCCTCGAGGTGCTGTGCCGATTCAGGTGGTAGATCTACCATCAGTGCATCGTGGATGAGGTAGAGTGATGTCATCTCAATCTTGTCACTCTCAAGCTCATCAAGCAAGTGCGTGAATCCTTGACAGACAACATCAACCGCTGTCGACTGGACAGCATATGCAACGAAGGGTGACTTCTTCTCACACTTGATAATCCGACCAAAGTGGTTCGTGATGTGACCCACTGCGTCGAACTGCTCACGTAGACGCTTGGTCAGCGCATCAACACCGAAAGCATCACGCACTTGGAAGAGAAGATCATTGGCATGTGGGATGTCAGCAAACTTCTTCGCAAAGTTAGAAGGTGTCATGCCGTACAGCGCTGACATGATCGCTGTCTTAAGCACTTCACGCGGGACCTGCACTTCGACTTGCTCAGCTGCCCATGCGTAAGCATCACCGTTAAACTTCTTTCCTTGCATCGCCAGGCAGACGCAGGGTTCGAGTGATGTGAAGTCGATCTGTAAGATCTTGCCATCTGCATAACGACTCTTGAAGATCTTGCGGTACTGCTTGTCAAGTGTGAGGATGTTGGGTCCCTCACAGATCGACATACGTCCGGTAACTGATGACCAGATGTCGTATGTCGATCGGGGTGCTAGAACGCCATCAGTAGACTTGAACGCAGACACACGATCGTCGCCAATCTGCTTGATGACATTAATGTCGACGTGAGGTTGCTGCAATCTCTGCAGAAGTCTCTGTTGAACTTGATAGTCACGGCCATAGTAACTGTCAGCCCACCGGTCGCGAAGTTCTAGGAGATCAGCAGAGAACTTCTGGAGCCATTTCTTGAAGACGTGGGGAGGCAGGGCTTGTGCCCACGGGGGTGAAGAACCTATCACATCCCATGCTGTAGCATGGGATGTGGGTGGCTGTGATGTGACTTTGGAAGATGTCGCCAGCGCAATGTGTCGAAGGCTATTGAGCGCGTTGTGACTTGTCCATAGCCAGTTTTCTGCTACGCTCTGTGCGTCAGAGTAGAAAAAATGTTGTTCATCGTCAGCACAGAAATTTAGCGGTAGTCCTAGATAATCTGCGGCAATGACAATCTTATTGGCCATAAGTCTATCTTATGCGCAATTTATTTTTTTACTACCCAGACGTGTTGGACAAGCTTGCGCTAAGATTTTCTTCTCTTGCGTCTTCAAATGCAGCTCTTTTTGCGTCTTCTTTTGCATCTATTGATGCTGACTGTTCAGCAGCTCTTTGCTGGAGTTCGAGCAAGCGTCTGGCCTTCTGTCCTTCGGGCAAAGTTTCATAAAAATTCTGAAGCATGGTCGTCAAGCTCATCACAGATCCCTGGCCCTTATACGTCAACGTGAGGTTTGTAGTGAACTCGCCTGGACGAAAGTCATGTTTGACTGCAGAAACATAGTATAGTGCGTCAAGCGTGGTGCCTGTTCCCAAATCGAGATAGACTTCTTGACCGCGTTCAATGATTGGCAAACCAATCATTGAGACTGTCACGGCTCCAGGAAAGAGTGTGATCTCACTCACGTCAGACGATACATCAGACTTACTGCGCCCTAGATACCGATCTTTAGAGGCATCTAAAATGTTCTGCGTCGCAATTGCATTATTGATGTCAGTTGTGACATTGACAGACTTCAACATAGAATTTGTTGCTCCGTAAATGACACTTGGAAACGAACTTTTGAAGATGTCTTTAGCAAAGTCGGGCGTAATCTTTTTATCTTTTAGATTTGTAAACTTTCCATAGCTATATGCGCCGATTATCTTATTAAAGTTGGGTGATGAGTTGGCGTCGTAGACAATGACCTGCGCGATCAACTTCTCAGGATTGACAACATAATCTGCTATTGTCTTCTTCTGCTCATCTTTGTATTCTTTAGCAGGAACACTTCTGATGAAGCATCTTATGTTAGGTGTCGTAAAGTCAGGTGGCTTCTCAAAATCATCAGCAGCATCCTTTGCCTTTTTGTCAGGCGCTGCAGCAGGATCTCCTGTCTCCCGCTGCGTCTCATCAACTTTTATAGCTGAATATTGCGCGGTCGATGCAATGCCGTATAAGGGCTGCTTAGGATTGCTAAGATAGTTTCCCAGCAGAGTTAATGCATTTGTTATGCTAGTATTCTGCGCAAGAGATCCTTCTTGATCGGGATGTCTAAAAACATCAGCAACACGTATGGGTGCATCAGAAATTTGCTTTCCTGCCATTGCACCCGCTGCACTATTAAATTTAAATGTGTGTATTTGAACTTCAGAATAGAGGCCTGTAGATGCAAGAGGCATTCCAACTAGAAGAGCAAGGTAGCTAGCCACAGATGTAAAATCTTTGTCATCAACTTGACTGCCGTATGCACTCTTTAAAATGTCAAAGACGTTAGAAGCAGGTGCATAACTCGACACAGTGGGCATATTTTTTCTGATTATATCGAATATCTCTTCGTTCTTGTAGTATTCACTTTGCTTCAAGATGTCTTGCAACTGTATGATTAGACGTTCTCTGGCGAAAGGCGATCTATCGTCGCTGTTGACATACGCCCACAGCGCTTCAACAAATGTCCCATCAACCATGTGTGCTGTTCTAGACTTATCGATTAGGACGCTTGTAACCGTTCTAATATCTTCAACAGAAGCCTCTGCTCCTTCCTCTGCAGCAATCTCTGATTTAATTAGCTTGTCAAGCATCTGGGTCGCGTAAGTTCTTGTTAAAAATCCTCCGTTCAAGATCGATCCATTGACAGCATCAAGCGAAGCTCCACCGATAAGACGCATAGTGATGTTCATTGCGCCGCCGTCTGACATTGTCATGTTGTACGATACGGGTGAGAAAACTTCTCTATATCTCAGCGCGTTGAGATATCGTGCAACAGGATTGTCAAACTTTGCTTCGCCGTGTGGATGTGCCCAGCCCCACTCGATCTCAAAGTACAGAGATGAGAAATTTCCCGATGAAACAAGTGGTGTAATATCAGCTAGCCTTGATCGATCGTGTAGCGTAATTGATAGGTCAGCTACTTTCTTTGACAACAGTGCAATGCCTACTGATTCAATGCTAATACTAAAACTGTTAAGTGATAGCAGCGGAACTGATGTGTCAAGGCGTCGCGGATTTGATAAAATCTCTGTCGGATCAGGTAGCAGCGTCTGGGGTGCAAAAAATATCTCTGTACCAATAACTTTACCGCTTCTTGTCTTATTTGCTACTGCCACAGATGAGTTTGTTGTGAACGGTTCAGCTTCATAAAAAATTTTGTCACCTGCACTATCTACTGTCTGTCTTAGAAATGCAGAAAGAGAAATCTTTGAATGACGACTCTTTTTCTTTGCAAATCGATCTATAATGTTGAGACGGAAAAACGGCACACACATCGACATGTTGATACTGTCAATTGCATTGAAAAAGACGTTGCAGTAATCAGATGCTGCTGAAGTTGGATCGAGATATTGAGCAACGTGTCGATAAAACGATAGGTGAGTGTTATAAGGCGGATTGGGAAGGCTTTCATCTACATTGACATTTTTTGATAAAGCGTTTCTTATCCCTAGTTTTGAGATTTGAAAATCTCCTGCACGCCGATAGACAGCTGTAACTTGATCGATTAAACCACGCTCTTCTTTGCTTAATGCTGTATATTTAGCTTGAAACTGATCATATTCTGTTTGTAGCTTTGCTGCAGCACTTTCATCTTTTTCATTTTCAATAGCATCTGTGAGTCTTTGTTGCTCTTCTGTGATTTTTATTTTTTGTTCAGTAATTGCTTTTATTTTTTCATTAATTGACTTTGCCTGCTCGTAGAGACCGTCAGAAGTCGCACCTGGTTCTAGCTTAAATTTTTTAGTGTCAATTCCCAATACATCGAGAATTTTACCACCGTATTTGTTGTCTGCTGATGCAGCTGATGCACCATAAACGTTGATGTCACCGGTGCCTCTAACGTCGTCTCTTGGCTGCAAGTTCATCTGTCGTAGAACATCTGGTATGTCTTTCGTGAAAAATGCACCGTCGGGTGACAGTATAGATGCCATCGCAAGTGTACGTTTTGATTGACTGTCATCTAGCTGTACAGGAGCTGCACCCGGTGAAATTTTATTTAGCAGCTCTTCGCTAGTTCTTAACGACAGATACTCACGCAAATCACCATACGCGTCTTGTAGCGCAGATGTTGGTGTAAAGTTTGTATTATTGTACTTGGAATCGACTGTCTTACCCATGTCAACGTCCGATGCTCAGTGCTACGTCAAGGTTCTTAGGGATCTTAACAACAGTACCTGGTGGACACTGCAGAGCCCAACCAATTCCACTTGCTGCTGCTATGACCCACCAGTATCTACCACTTCCGTAGTACTGCCCGGAGAGATGGTCAAGACGCTGGCCTTGAGTTAGAACAATTGTATCAGATTCAAGCTCACCTGACAATACAGCATTGAAGATTGCGACGCCACCGAGCCAGTTGGCGACGCCTTGACCATTGTTGATACGACTCACAAATGTGTATCTGCTTCTTGCCATTATTTCTTCACCACGTTAGAAGCGCCCTGCCTTGAGAAGTTTGTACGAGAAATCGTTCCGCCATCGTCGTGCGGGTCGCCTGCGATCGTGTTCATGATAGAGCCAACGTTATGGGTCGGTGCTCTCATGTAACCGCTCTCGTCAAGACCAGGAGGAAGGTCGTGAATGCAATCGAAGGAGATCGTCACTTTAGTACCCATTGGAGCGCGAGCGCCCCAGTCAGTTTCCCAGTTAAAGTCGATCCAGTTGAAGGAAAGCTGCTTGATGACGCCTGCAAGACCGCGGCCTTTGTTGTGCTCAAATGATCTGACTATCGCGTTGTTCTCAGGCGACATGAATCCCTTGACACCTGTGTCAGTTGCATTGTCAATGATACTTGAGACATTTAAATTGCCAACTGCAGCAGCCGTGTCCACACCTGTTAGAACTGCATCTATCAAAGTTTCAGCTGGATTGATGGCTAAAGCTGCGGGTGAGAAAACGCTGCCAAGGTCTGGCTGGAGGTCGTCGTGTGTGACCAAAATTCTCTCTCCTGTTGCATTGTCACTCTCTCCGTCACGCTTGACGGGTATAAACTGAGACGGATCAATTACAGATACAATATATCTTGTTTCTCTCGTGGGTGTATCTCCATCTGCAATAGCATTAATTGTGCTCCATGGAGGATCTCGAAATGTTGATCTATTAGTAGTAGGCTCTTTACGCTTTAAAACAAAAACCTTTATTGCTCTTCTAGCAGTGAATTTACCAATGGTATTACCAGCAGCGTCAACTGTGTCATATGGCCGTTCTCTAGGCTTCAGATACGCAACTGTCAGATTGGCAGCAAATCCTCTATTTTGTGTGCCTTGAATATCAGATAGTCCTACGATGCCCTCGAGATCTGTGATCGATGTATTGTCAGGATTTTGCGTAAATGCAGTCATTAATCCGTACCCTAGAGGATTAACAAAGCCATTGACTAAAAAGTTTGATGCAGCATTTGTTGCTAATGTGTTAAGTGTATTGCCTGTATTAGTATCACCGAGACCAAGCGCAGAAGCAGCGCTTTTGACAGGTGAGCCAAATAGCGCATAGAATTTTAACATTGATAAGCTTTCTGCACGTTTTCCAAGGCCAAAGAACCCTGCCAAACCACTTGCTATGGCCTGCCCTCGTGTCTCTGTGGTCGATGGCGGTGTTGCTGCTGGAGCGTTGCTTTTGTTTTTGTCAAACTTGCTCACGTCTGTGCCTTCACTGCCGATGCCGAAGAAGCGAGCGAGATTAAAGCGTGAGTAGTTGCTCTTGACAACGTCGCCGATGCGCAACCGTGTGATCGGAGTTGCACCGATGACCTGACTGAAGGGTTGCTCAAACTTAATTCCGCTCGCTAAGTTTTCTACGCTCTGTCCCTTCGTGTACTTGGGATAGGTCGAAGCAATTAGACGATTGACCTTATACCACATCTCATCAAAGTCATCACGGGATGTCGCTGCAATCGTGAACGATAGTGATAATGTGCGCGTAGTAGATGAGTACATCTGGATCGGATCGGCACGACCGTATGTCTTGTATGCGGTGTAGTTAGCTGCAAATGAGTCTGATAGCTGCTCCAGGAACGCGTGGAAGGAGATGATCTCGTTAGTGCGGAGGTCGTGGAAGTAGAAAGGGACGTACTCGGCGTCGAGCTTGTCCTCGATGATCTTGACGATGTCACCTGGAATACGCGCCTTGGAGCCCTTCAGCGTGGGATCCGTGTACGTCTTGTCGATCAACGAGGAGGCGAGCATGCCTCGGGCTGGGTTCTCTCCCGTTAGGAGGTTGCCCATCTGGAGCGATGCGCGGACGACGTCATCAGACAACATGTAAAGACCGGGTAGGCTGCTACCACGCCAGCTGAGCGCGAGTGGTGATCTACCAGATCCTTCTCTGCTCTTCGAGATGCGTGTGCCTGCCGTCACAGGAAGATCGTCAACTTGCTCGATCCCAGCTGCTGTCCTAATGTCAGATCCAATTGTGTCTGGGTCGAAAGTCTTACCTGTTACCTGTAATATGATGTCACCGACTGTGGCGAATGCATTCATCATCTTGACTGCTTTGCTTCTACTTAGATCGACGTAGTACTGTGGTGATACGCTATCTGCAACGTCACTAGGTACACGCATCTGCCTGATAGTGTCAACTGCAGACTTTGCAACTGCCTCCCAGAATCCAGGTGACGATGGCATCGCTCCGTAGTATTCTCCGATCTGTCGCGGCGTCCCACTCTTGCTTAGATCTTTACCTAGCATGACTCCCATGCCTGCGACAACAGCATCCTTATACTTGTTACGAGTTGGAACATATGTGACGCCCAAGATCATTCTGTGCATCGCATTCACTCTGCTGTAGATCGATCCGCCCATGAAGTAGGGTCCTAAACTCTTGAGCTCGCCTGTTGACTTCTTGGCACCATCAGGATCTTGGACTAGGTCAGCATTGACTAGCTCAGCCAGACGATTGATTGCAAGCAGTGCTTTTGCTTGCGCCAACTTTGCATTACCCAGTCGTGATGTGTCAGAGAAAGGCGTCTCAGATGTGTAAGATGTCGTCGTCTGCTTAGAATATGCAGCTGTCTCATCAGGAGGTTTAACGACACCACGATCGGCGCGCATGGAGGCACCCGATGCCTGTTTAGGATAACCTGGGGCGTTGGATGCCACCGTGTCATCCAAAGTGATCGTGTCGTTGCCTCGTTTGGTGGCAAGCTGGTTGGCAACAGTGCTAATGCGAGCGTCAGGATTGACGCCCTGCGTGAAGAACTGCTCTATATCCTGTGGTTCGTTCTCTCCTGCCGGCATGTTGTAACCCGCGGCTGATGCGATCAACCAGGAACCTACATTTCGCAACCTGTCATATGTGTACGCCTGTGATGTGGCACTGTCGTCTTTGTCGTAGTTGCCGAAAGCCCGCTGTGCTGATTGCAGCGGTTGCTGGTCAATCTCGTCGATCGTTATACGATTTGGGATTGCAACAGACGATATTGCGCCGGGTTCAATCGGAGGTGCCGCTCTGTTATTGTTGTCAAGCGACTGTAGGACACCTGTCTGCATCTTGCCACTCTGCGTAGCTGTGTTGACTGGTGTGTCAATCTCTGGATTACCTGTTAAATCCAGGCGACGACCCGTGACTGCCGAAAGCAATCCGTCGCCACTCAGATCAGGATTACCACCTGTCTTATCGAGGTAAGATGCAATGGGATAGTCGGTGGCATCTTGAATGCCGCTGTTGGACAGCTGCATCGCCTGGCCCAACGTCGTACCTGGCCTGACAAAGACGCGAGCTGCTCCCTGTTGGCTAGGATCTTGGAGTGGGTCACCACGATTAGATGAGGGTGCCGTCTCACCTTGTGGTGTGATCTCGTAGAGGTTACCATTCTGTTGTGTTAGAAAAGCGACATATGCCGCTGCTAAGCCATCGAGCCCGAGCAGCGGCTCTGCAGTGTTCGGATCAACACCGAGGTCATCTCCCTCATTGACAGCGCTACCAGGAGCAGAGCTTGCAGGGTCGGGTGACAGTGTGATAGTTGATGCACTCGACCCACGGGCGGCGAGAAAATCTCTAAGCGTTGCTCTTGTTTGCCTGCTTTCTGCCACGGTCGACGATCTCCTCGATGATGCTGGTTAACGATGTCTCAATCTTACTTATCTCTGACTCTGAGATCACGGGCGGTGTAGCAGCTGAGAGGCGGTCAAGTTCCTTCTCAAATTGCTGAAGTGCAGCTTGTTCTTCGACCGACAGATCAAGAAAATCTTTGACCCGCATCAGCCTATCCCACCGAAGACGTTAGGCTTGTTCAACATGATATCGCGGAGGACGAGGTCAGTCAGCTGGCCCACGTCTAGCTCAATTCTCAGTGATGTTCCCACGCCCTGAAGAGACGCGCGGACGGCGTCAGTCACGGCTGGTAGGCTGGCACGCGGCGCGGGTGGCGGTGCTGGTGCAGGCTCAGCAGGCGGCTTAGCAACAAGTTCGTCCCGCTTGTCAAGTGAGAACGACTTCTCATTCATCTCACCAAAGTTTGCTGTGACGACTGTGCTGCCTCCCGGTGAGACATAAAGGTCTTGGGTAGGTTTAGCTTGTGTTTGTGCTACACCCGCACGCGCTGCTGCAATGTCAGCTGGCGTAATTTTATTACCGGTCAATTTTTGAAGTTGATCGATCAAAGCGTCAAAAAGTTCATTGACAACTTTGCGTGCAATTGGTTCTAATGTTTTTGATAGTGTAGTTAAGCTAGTCGCAGCTGCTCCTGCTGCCAGCTTAGACAATTCAGCATCTACTTGTCTTACACCCATTAATACAGTTCGATAAGACTCACCGCCTTTCTCAACATATGTCGCTGCTAGTCTGCCAACTGTATCGTTAAGATCACTGGCTGTTCTAGACATTTCTAAACCAGTATTGGCAAAAATCTTAGCTGCTCTTACAGCTTGCGCATGGACGTCTTGCGCTGACTCAAGCATTTGATTATTGATCTTTACACGCTGTTCAAGTTTTGCGTCAAGAAATGCCTGTCTTTCATCGTCAGACTTTCCAACATCTTGAAATTCTTTATTGGCACTCTCTTGTGTTGCTGATAGCTCTTCAAGTGATCTAACATTACCATCGAGCAGCCCGCGGAGGCCCTCCATAGTGATGCCTAGCTGCTGTGTGATCATTCTCTTGTATGTGATGGGTATCTCATCGAAAGACTTGCCAGTTGCAAGCAAGCCTTCACGTAGCTTCTCGAGCATCATGGCGGGATCTTCATATTTCAGATGCATCAATTCCATAGCATCATAATTGGTGCCTAATGCAGCGTTGAGTTGTCCGACTGTTTGTGCAGCCGACTCAAATGTGTCAAATTTACCCATTACGCCTTGCAGCTCAGTGATGCTGACATGAAGATCATGTGCTCTCGCTGAGATTTTTGCAAATTCGTCCGTTGATCTAAATCCAAACATGTCAATGTTCTGTGACATCTTTAGGACATCACTGACTATTAGCTGTGCGTTATAGCCGAATGCTGACTGTCCCATTTCAGCTGATTTAACAACGTCATTAAAGTAGTCTGCTGTAGCCTCACCCTCTCTAATATAGTTCAGACGAACTAAGTCGCGTACTTGTTCAGATGTTACTCCCAATCCTTTAATTGCAACATCGATTCTCTTAAGATCTTGTAGAGACTTGTCGATGTCTTGAGGATTAAGCATGTCCCTAGCAAAAGGCTGACGAAGATTATCGTCCTGCAGGATGGTCAAGAAGGGCTGAAATGCTTCGATTGTTCCGCCCATGACGTCCATAAGTGGCACGCCTTGAACTCTAAAAAAATCGTCCCTAACTAATTGTCCATTCTTTTCCTTAAAACCTGACGCGAGACTATAAAACTCCGTCATGGCACCTTGTGTATTCAAGAATGCCTCGTCGGTGTTATTGACGCCTGCTATAAATTTTGCTTGCGCATCTGTTAGACTATCTAATGCAATAGGACCCACATAACCAATTGTCTTGTAGTACGTTGAAACTTTCGCAGCTAAGCCTTCTTGTGCAGAAGAAATTTGGTCAGTTGCGGTTTTAGCATCAGTTGCCGTCTGGATGAACATACGTGATGATCCACCAACAACCTCGGCGATAGCACGGACCGTATTGACACGTTCTATTGACATGTCTCTAAGGCGTAGGTTCGCACCCATAAGCTGATCGCCGAAGAACTGAGCGCCCACAGACAGAGCAGCAAATGCATCGACACCGTCACGGGTCTGCTGTATTGTTGATGCTCTGTAGTTTGACGTCTCAGTTCTGATCGCAGCATTTTGCTGTCGCAGTAAATCAGCCGTCTGTGAAGTTGCCGTTAAATCTCTGCGCAACCCTGCTACACGTGATTCTGCCGTCGCCTCGTCTTCGCCCCTTGCAACTCTTTCAATTTTAATGCTATCAATTCTCTGACGATTTCTTGTCTGAAGTAATTGAATTTCTTCTTTAAGTTGCTCGTTTGCCATGTGTCACTCTAGAGTTACTTATCTTTAAGTGCGGCGCTCAAGGGCACATCCATATTACTCATAGCATCTGTGGGCTGTGGCGTCTTTGACTTGATCAGTCTTTTAATCGTCCATTCTCTAATTCTCACGGGCATTGCATAAAAGTTCTGGTATGACACATTTAAGTGTGATGCTAGAATAAAGAACGATTCTAACTGATTTTCTTTAAAATTAGTCAGTGGGCCAAAAAAAGCTGGCGCCCATTGGCAAATTCACCTCACTTTCTGCACCGCAGGAAGAGCACGTGTAGCTTGCCTTCATCTTAATCCCTGGCTCATTCTTAGTGTAAAAGTCTCTTAAAAACTTACTATCGCGCGCAGGCATGTTGGAAACGAAAGTAGCAATTTTACTACGATCGGTCACACCATCTATTTTAACAATTTGATGCTGCATCCTTGTTGTGATGGGATTCTCTGCAGAATCTCCTAGCAGCTTCTTGCGCCTTTCAACTTCTATCGAGAGATCTTCTTCGTCTCTACCTGTTAAAAACTTTAGTACGACTTTCTTCTTAGTGATAGGAAGCAATACTTCAAATTCATTGATACCAGGAACTGTGGGGTCAACTTGCAGAGGCTCAATTTCAAGTGCTGACAGGTCAAAAATGCTAGAGCCGCGTCGAGCGCAGTGCAAGCAGTCAACTTCGCAGTTATATTCTGCTCCGTAACCTGTAATCCTAATTGCAACAAGTAGTGCCTGCCTATCACCGACAAGCATCATGTTTGGATCTATGCTCTTATCAATCAAGCAAGATCTAATAAGCTCTGTGATAGTAGTCCCGAGCCTGCTGTAAGCTTTTGACATTATAATGTCTTCTTCTCTTGCAGTCATTGCTTTAATCTCTACCATTTTCTTGCCATGTAGAGATGAGCTTGTTGGATAGATAACACCTGCTGATGGGAGAGGTGCTACGTCGACCGGGACTTCCCAACCAAATTCCTTCATAGCGTCCTGCCGATGTATTCCCTCGGGTATCACGGCGGTGCTCTTCTTATCATTACCACTTGCTGCAAAGATCTCGTTCTTACGTGCCAAAGTAAAAATCTCCCACTTACAAGTATAAGTGGGAGATTCTCTTTGTTAAAGAATAAAAATCAGAACTGGAGAACGCAGTTGTCAAAGCGGAGTGTGAGCTCAATCTTCACGACTTCATCTGCTCCGTAGTCAACAGCACCGTAGTTGGCTGTTGTAATGAATGCGCCCTTGAAGTCCCAAAGTTCAACGACAGTTCCGACTGGATCGATCATCTTCAGCTGGCAGTCACGCTTGTAGAAGTCAGCATAACCAGCACGTCCGCTCACCATCTCCTGGTGCGTGCGGAGCCACTCCATCACCTGCTGTGCGCCTGAGGGTGCAATGGGATCGTGAAGTGTGATACCGATCGTTCCGAAAGTGAACTTCTTTGCGAGGTAGCGTGTGCTGTTGATCCATGGGATGGTGATCTCACCGCCTGTGAAGGTGGGTCGTGATGCTTTCGACACGAGGTAGGAGTCGATACCCTCAAGTGCGAAAACCCATCGATGCTGACGCTTCGGCTCAAACTTATTGGGAAGCATGTCGGTGACTGAGAGTGTCTCTGCCATATTAAATTCTCCTGTCTTTAACTATCTATCAAGTGAGAGTCACACCTGCATTGCTGAGCTCAAAGCTGAGTGCGATGAACTCGATGGAGCGGGTGGGTTGGATGAAGATCTTGCCGCGGATCGTGTTGTTGTTGATGTCTGCTTGTGTCGTCGTGGTCGAGTCAATCACAACCTTGTAGCGATCAAGGCCGCCCTTTGAGCGGATTGATGCAAGGATAGGATTGACGAGGCTGTTGAAGCGCTCGAGTGTCGCTGCAGTGTTGGGCTCGAAGATGATCTGGTTCGAGACTGCACGGACCTGGCGACGAAGTGTGATCAGAAGACGACGGACGTTGACGCGATCGAGAGCAGATGCCTTTGCAAGCAGCGTCCTTTGACCGTAGATCACCAGCTTGCGATCGGAGTTAGATGTGATGTCAAGGATGGGGTTGATGTGTGCATCGTAGATCGAGTCAGCAAGCGTTCCCTGCTTGATCTGCGTCGCTGCTGAACCGACTGTCGTAATGACACCGCGATTTGCTCCAGCGGGTGCGAACCAGGGATATGATACGCGATCGTTGTAGGCAAATGCACCCAAGACGCCGACGCTGGGTGGAACGCGTGTGGTCGATCCCTGGAAAGGAATGTTGATGTCTGGGAAGTATGCTGCTGCAAAAGAGCTATTGAGACCGCGGTTGCTGAAAGCGTTGATTGTGTTTGCGATGCTCACTGTGGCGCCGTCATATGACCCTGTCAGCACAACATTGTAGCTGTCTCTCTCTTCGATGTCCATCAAGTAGAGCGTATCGAAGCGGTTCTCGACTGCACTGATTGCATAGTCAGTGATGACGCTGTTTCTAATACCGGGAATTGTCAAGAGTGTGATGTCAGCGTCGTCCTTGCTGCCCATGATATTGACTGCCTTGCGGTAAGCAGCCACGGTAGGTCCTGCAGTGCCACCTTGCCCTGCTGTGTCATCAATCTCGCGCTTGACGGCGTCGTTATTGAGTGATACCTTGTCTGCATTGAAGATGTTGGTGCCGTCAAAACCGCCCTGTGCAATGAACAAGAAAGATACAAACTGCCTGTTACCTGTCTCTCGAAGGTCATCTACCTGGAATGCACGTGTCTTTGTTGCGCTATCAACGGTGATGCTACCATTTCTAACATACGTGGCATTTGCCCACTGTGTGCTATCAGCACGGTTGTTGACTGCTGACGATCCTGTTACAACTCGGATCCGCTCGAGTGAGAAGAAATTGTTGTTAAAGACGTCAACGTCGAGGACGTTGCCGTTTGTTGTTGCTGCGCCGGGATTGTTGTCAACAAAGAAGTTCATATTTGCAGGTGCAAATGATGGGAAGAACTTCGTGTGGCTGTCAATGTAGGACAGCTTGGCAGTTGTTGAGTTAAAGTCAGAGACGCTTGGCACATCTGTGAACTGGATGCCCCACGTCAGCGATGAATCAACGACACCGCCGTTTGCAATGTTTCTACGGTATGGAATGGGTGGCTCAATGACGCGCTTGAGGACGTCTGTCTGACCAGCTGCAAAGCGAGCAACATCGGAAAGATTTGTGAGAAGTGAGCTGCCCGATGTGACTAAGTGTCCGTAGCCTCTGTGGCCAAAAGGCAGTGCTGCAACGGGAACTTCTCCTGCCAAGAACTGATCAGACATCTCAACGCGGATGTAAGGATTGACGACTGCGTAGTCGCCATCAGAGACTATCTTCTGGGATGTAAGCCCCTTGTCAAAGTCAAAGTATGTGCTCTGATCACCGATGCGAAGTGCAATGTAGTTAGGTGAGTCGGGATCAAGCGTCAGTCCAGAGAAGTCGACGCCTGCGACTGGTGTGAGGTTGAACACCTGACCTACAGGATAGCTGTAGAGCACGAGATCAAACGTTCCGTAAGTGTCATTGTCTACACCTGGAACGATGTTCTGGATGTTAAACACAAAGCGCGTGTTATTGTAAGCACCGTCGCCAAGTGTGTGTATTCTGAAGAGATCGTACTTTGTTCCACCAAAATCTTGTGAGACAACAAACGGTGTCTTAGGATGTGTGAACCGCTCACTAAAGTTCTCGTAATTTGGTACCGTTGCAGAGCTTGAATCTCTTGCAAGACTTCCCGATGTGATGAATGCTGCGTCCTCAAGCCCCGTAAAGACGCGTGCTGATGCTGCATCAAGAATGCCTGAACCTGTTACAACTGCCAGCGAAGCAGGAATGTCATAGTAGGCATAGAGGAAGTGACCCTTCTCCTCGATCTTTGTCGGATCGCGATTGATGCTTGCATTAATCGAAAAGTGATTAGAATTTGCAGGATCAAATGATGCTGTAATAGAGTTCGCTGTTCCCGTGTAACCATTTAGCAGCATCACGAACGTCGAGTCACCGATGTTGACTGAGCCTGTAAGTGCACCATTTGGGCCGCCTGCTGTTGCTGCCGTTGCTGCAGGCGTATTAGATGTATTAAAATTACCTGACAATGCGAGTGTTACGCCTGATGGCGCCAGGACAACAGCACGAAGAATAGGATGTGCTTTTGAGCTTTTCTGGATGCCCGCCTCAGAGAAGATTGTACTTCCAGCGCTCTCTGACATGTAGCATCCAAGGAAGTATGTGCGTCCAGGAACGCCACCATCAACTGCAGAGATATTTCTGCTAACTGCGCCGTTGCCTTGAACCTGCTTGCTACCTACAACGAAGCCTGCATTTGTCACTTGTCCTGTTGATGTGCTTCTCTTGAGGCCGTCACCGGCACCCAAAGTGCGCAGGAACGTAACTGAGGCGGGTGAGGCTGCATTGGCAAAGTACTGTTGTCCTGCGAGTGCACCAAAATTTGAGTTTGTTGCTTCACCGAAGACGCGATTAAAGTCAGACACAGATCCTACAACAACAGGAACGAATGCAGGACCTGACTGTGCCGTGCCGATGATGCCTGCAGATGGCCCTGTTGGGGGTGTTGAAGTCACACCCGTTAGGTCAACTTCGCCGGAGTATACGCCTGGGATCATTTCGTTAAACCTCTCTTATTCCTAACTATCAATTACACAAAGCTTGCGCCGTTATCTGTCACAATGAAGTCGATCGAGATGAACTCCACAGCGCGTGTGGGTATGATGATGACCCGTCCGTTCAGACGGTTTGCAATCACATCTGTCTGTGTGTTGTTGGTATCGTCAACTATAACACGGAAGCCTTCGATGCCCTGCTGTGCCTGGACAAGTGCCAGAGCAGGATTGACCTGCGACACAAAAGCCGACCTTGTGGCGGCGTTGTTCTGCTCAAACAAGAATGTGCTAGCAATATTGCTGACAACGCGCTTCACTTCATTCACGAGGCGACGCACATTAACGCGATCAAGCGCAGATTTTCCAACTTGCAGTGTCTTCTGTCCAAAGATGACGTAACCTGTGCCCGGGAATGACGTGATTGGGTTTATCCTATTATCATACAGGAAGTCGCGATCTGCAGAGTTGAGACGTACTGCTGTTGTTGACACAAAGTTAAGGGCGCCGCGGTTAAAGCCTGCAGGTGCATACCAGGGATGTGATACGGCATCATTGTATCCTATAGCTGCCAGCGCTGCGACTGATGATGGCACCTTGATCTTCCGCGATGTGCCGCCCTGATCTTGCATAGAAATATCTGGGAAGTAGACGGCAACAAAGTTATTGTTCAACTTTCTTGATGTAAACTTGTTGCCTGTCTGCTGGACATCTGGATGCTCTGATCCACCATCGAACAATCTAGACCCGTTGTAATCGTATCCTGGAATGTCCATCAAGTAGAGAGCAAAGCCATAGTTCTGCACAAGAGTTGAGACGTAGTTGGTAACTGCTGCATCTCTTATGCCAGGAGCAGCAACCACGCTGACGTTTGATGCGTATCGATTTGTTAAGATCTCAGCGGCTGTTCTGTAAGCTGTCACAATGCTGTTGTTGACACCTGCGCCTGGTGTGTATGCTGAATTAAGACCGATGTCGACCACAGCGACTGCCTTTCCACCTGTCTCTGACGACGTTGCTCGGTCATTCATCTTACCCATGTCAGGATCGAGGATGTTGAGGCCGTCAAAACCGCCTGTGAAGATGTTGGTAAACTTTGCGTAGTTTGTAAACTTGTTGAAGTAGATCGACGAAGTTACCGAGTAGAGCGATGCAAATGTTAACCTATTGCCCTCAGATGTGGGTTGAACAGTGTAGTTTGTTGGATTAACTACGCCGTTACGTATGTAAGCTGTCTCGAGAATGTGCTGCTCTGTTGTGCCTGTGATGTCAGCAAGCGCATTGATAAGTGTGCGTCCGCTGAGTGAGTTGTTTAGTGCGACACGTGCCAGCGTGAACTTGTTGTTTGAGAATGCATCAGCTGATGATCCTGTAACCAAAACATCAAGCTTCTGGATGCCTAACAGCTTGCTGTAGGACGCGAGCAATGGGTTAAAAGTTGAGCTGTCATTGGAGCGAAGAATTGCATTAGAAACACTTGATGTTAAGGGAAGTGCTTCTGACTTAATGCCCCAGTAGTAAGATGCATCTGCGATCTCAAGCGAGCCTGGCTTGCCAACATAGCCGCCTGCTGCATCTACAGCGTTAGTTGTTGTTTTGAAGCGAAGCGGCACAGGTGGAAGAATTGATCCAGTGTGTGCCGCAAGACCTGCTGTCCCAAAGACACCTGCGAGACGGCGGGCTGTGCTTGCTCCAAATCCGCTTAAACCCGCTGTATTGTCTGTAAGTGTGTCTGTTGTTTTAATGACTGGCAGACCTCTAAAGCCGAATGGAAGCGCATCAGCTGGAACTCGCTTTGTCTCGACGTCGGCGTGCATTACAACTCTTATGCGACTTGACACGCTTGATCTTGTGCCTGATGTATAAGCTTTACGCTCATCTGATGTAAGCGCATCGAAACTGAAGAATGACTTCTGGTCACCAATGCGCTTTGCAACGTAATCATCGTCGTCAGGATTGAGCGTGCAGTTAGGATACTGCTCAAGGATGACAGGATTCTTGTCAGTGTCGTAGAAATCACGAACTTGAACTGTGAATGTTCCGAATGGATTTGCAGGATCACTTGACTTAGCAAGTGTGCTGATTGATACTTTGTACTTCTGCGATGTATTTGCACCGTCGTTCAGAGTTTCAAAGTAGAAAAGATCATATTCACTTGAACCGTATGGCTGCGAGATGAAGTAAGTTGTCTTTGCTGACGAGTACCTCGTGTCAAATCTTCCGAAAGCATCTCTAAAAGATTGCGCGGTGTCACCTGAGGTCGCAGATGTACTTGCCGATCCTGATAGGACGGCAACTGCACCGCTGTCGGTTGATGTGATTGCAACCTCAGCCTCGACGGGGAAGTCAGCGTAAAGTAAATGCTCTTCTGCCTCAAAACGTGCTGGATCAGTGTTGAGTATGTTACCAATGTAAGCTGTATCAGCAGGATCAAGTGACGCTGTCAAAATCCTGATGCTTGTCTGGCCATCACCTGTAGAGAATGCGGGTGAAGAGCTAGAGATAACAAGCTTGAACTTTCTATAGAGATTGCTGCTTAGCGTGGCGCTAATTGTTGCATTATCGTCAGCTGTGTTTGCAACTGAATAGTCCTGATTGTGGTCAAGAACCTGCAGTCGTGTGCCTGATGCGAGTAGCACCATGCCACGAACTAAGTTGACAAAGTTGTCACCTGATGCAACGTTGAAGCTGTTGTTGTCTGTAAAGATTGGGTATCCTACATCAGCAGATGCTGATACCCAGTGTTTTGCTGTGATATACTGAACCGCGCCTTTGTGACGTGCATCTGTGCCAACTGCTGGCGTCGTTCCTTTGATGAAGAAGCCTGCGTTCTTAACCGTTCCCTGCGCTGTAGTTGTTGAAAAATCTGATGTTGTTGAATTCGCACCACATCCAAGCACTCTAACGAATGTAAGTGCTGTGCCGTTCTGTAAGTACTGACTGGCACCCTGCAGGCCCACGTCAGATGCACGAGGAGCACCGAAAACTTGCTGAAGCTGTGCTGCATTGCCTACCGTCACTGGGACGAATGCGGGGCCGATTTCTGATGTTCCAATTACACCAACTGGAACACCTGATACGCCAGGTGTTGCGGGAGATGATAAATCGATCTCTTGCTCAAAGAACCCAGGCGATCTAAAAGTTGTCTCTGCCATCATTACTCCGACTTCAAAGCCGAATATAACTATCCTGTTAAACTTCTAAAAGCTCAATCGAGAGTATCTATCTTACGGATCTTCTGCGCTGTAAGAATTGTTTCGCCTGCTTTAGGTACTCTTGACGTTACTTTTAAGTATTTTGTCTGATTTTGTCCTGTAAAAGGATTAGTAACGTTCTCAATAACACGAAGTGTTTCATCACCTCTATTCTCAACTTGTTGGCCATTTTTATTGAGAACTTCTACATCTGTGAGCGCAAACTTGTCAATTATGTCTTTTGACTTATTACCCTGCACCTCATTGACAAGCTGCGCATTCTGCTCCCAGATCTCAAAGTTAATCTGTGGGGCGCTAACAAAGCGTCGATATGGCGAAGGCAAACCTGGATGCTCTGGTGCAATGATGTAACCTGGCACCTTGATGTCAAAGCCTACTTTTATGATACGTTCATCATTTGTGAACTCTTCTAAGTTATCTGAGTTAGAAAAAGTGTTCTGCACAAATGCTGTGAATGTGTATCCCTTGTCAGTCTCAAGAAGAAATTCAGGTGATGGCCCACTAAACTTCATCATCAGTGACTCGATTAATTGGTTCATCTGCTGCATATACTGTGTCCAGAATATGACATTGTATGTGATGCCGACAAACTTTGGATAAGGAACAGTGATAAATTCATAGATGTTATTAGTGAGATTATTTGACAAAGGCGTGTATTTTGACGTGCTTTTAAAAGTTAAAGGAGCGCCTTGTCGGCGCGAAGCGACTGTTCCCTCTACGGCCTGGGTGCCTGGCGATGTTGACGTGTCAGCAATGTGACTTCTTGTTGCAACGTCTTTCTGGTTCATTAGGTTAAGATTATTGACAAGCTTCTGGTAATCACGATCACCTGCATCTAGCTTCTTCTTTATGTAGTAGTCGCCTGTCTGTCTAATGCTAATTGCAGTGCCAAAGACATCTGCCTGCGTCTTGTGACCGATGACACCGCGTTTTATCGAAATAAGCGGCAGAATTAGTGTGTTATTCTTGTCACGTAGCGGATTGTCGCGTCTGGTCAGTGCAAATCTTTCACCTGATGCGAAGATGACAGGAACTCGCGTCGTCTGATTATTGACTTTTGTCTCAAATGCCAGCTTTTTGTCAAAAAGTGTAAAAATGGCACGGTCTATGTCTTCTATGCCTACAGGAGGAATAGAAAAATCATCTGGGACATTTGTACCTTCATAACCTGTCTTTATTTTATCTGCCATTTCATGACTCGTCGTAGAATGCAGAGCCTACATTCTCTGGATCGCCGCTTGGTGATACCTCAGCAGGTCCTGTAAGTGGTGCGTCGAGGACACCTGTTCGTTGTAGATCGCGGACATCACCTGTCTTACCAAGCCTGTTCTCATCAAAGCCGCGCTGCTGAACAAACGTTGTTTGCACGGCATCTGGGTCTGAGTAGGCCTCTGACGTTGGACCAAAAACTTTTGCAATAAACTGACCTTTGCGTGCCTGCTTTCCTGACACGGTGACGTAGCTTTTGTGCTCGATCTGTCCAAAGATGACGTCCGATCTTGGTGCCTTGATTATTTCAAAGAATGTCTCGCCATATGAGAAAAAGTCACCCTCTCTGACGTCTATTTGCTTGTCAATTAGGTCTCTTTCCTGTATGTAGCATTCGATGTTGTAGTATTCTTCTGACCCGAATCGATTCGTCTTTACCTCTTGACCTGAGTATTTGACGAGTGCATCGAGCTCTACAGGATTCTCAAAGATCTTATTAGGTGCTTCTTCATACACATCGTGAACTCTTGACTTTATTTCTGATATAGAGAAATAATAGATCTTCTGGCCAATGACATCTTTAACGACTTCCTTCATGATGTCGTTTATGAAGTTCATCTCTCTTTCAGTGATAAAAAGACGTGCCATCCGTCACCCCGTGAAGATTGCTTTGCCGTTTGGCGGAGGTATAAACTTCAACTGCTTGCTCAAGTTCTCAGAACGTGTTGCTTGCTGCTCTATAAGCTTGTCATAGGTCATTGTATCGAGCATCTCTTTCAGCTTAGTGATGAACTCTTTTCTATCTTCGCGCCCCTTTGAGACGAGGTCGGCTCCGTTTAAGGTGACATTGCCGCCTGGAACAGGAAGCGTGCCCATCTTGCTTCTGATGTAGCCCAATGTCTCCATTGATAGAGCAAGCGCGTACTGTCGAATCCACTGTCTACCAATCGAGTTGATGCGATTGAACTGCAAATTACCAAACGGTATGTTCGACAAGTTTGAGACACCGTAGATTGATCTATCTCTAAATGCAGGATTTATTGGATCTTGCATAAACTTGACACGAATAAACAAGCGCGGCATGGGATCTGTGAGCTTTGTAGGCATCGGATAGATGCGTATCTTAGTTCCTATGACTTTATATGAATAATTTGATCTTCTGACTCTATTAGACAGATCAAGCTGACCTGCTCGAAGTATATCTTCAAAGACAGGTAGGACATAGAATATTGTCTCTGGTGTGAATGATTCAAATGAGAATGCGTTGTTCAAATAGTTGATTGCTGACGTTGTGTCAAAAAAGCGATACGCTGCCTGTGGTGAAAAATGAAATACTTCACTAATGCGCATTTTTCCACCCATCGTGTTCAAGGAAGAACTAACAATAGGTGTATTGTTTGTGTCTAAAAGCTCTGTATAGATGTCATAATCTTGACGTCCTGGTTCAAGGAGTATAGAGCCTGAGATCTGGTTATACGAACCACCCACGTCAGCTTCTGAGGCGTAGGGTTCAGCAAATCGTGTTAGAAACTCGAGGCTCTCGCGAGGATACATTTGCTCAGATCCTGACAATGTACCTGTAGCATATCCTAACCAGTTGACAAGCTGACTTTTTGCCTGGTACTGGTTGAGAATTGAACCGTACTCAAAACAAGCTTCCTCAAAGTTGGCCCAAATCTGCTTCTTAGTCAACTCAACAGATAGAATGTCATCGCCAAGACGCCGCTTGACGAACACTATCATCTTATCTGCTTCACTGATAAAATCAGTTTCGAGGTCAAAGACGCCGAAAGGTGTAGGATTTAGGGTTGTAGCAAATGTAGACATTGAACGCGCCCTTACTCTATACTAAGTATCGAGCAAGAGCGCGTCATGTTACTAATGTAAAATGTTAATTCTAACGTCTTCTACGGCGATTCTTTGAAATCTCAATCGCTGCAAGTTGCCGCAGTGCACCTGCTTCTGTGTCGTGTGTGCCTAGACGCTTACCCCCTTTCTTGGGATAGACGGCCCATTTACCGTTAGGCAAATGAACTACTCTTTCAAGTAAAACACTGCGGACAATGCTGCGTATGAGATCCTCTATCACCGCTTCTTCTTATTGCTACCGTAATTTTGTGGTAGATTATTTGGGCGTGTGACAATCTTAAAGCCCGATGCTGCATCAGCAGCTGCATCTAGAGAATTTTCTAGAGCTTCTTCGTCGGCGCTGAGGGCTTCTTCTGCAAGATCCTCGTCGTCTGTAGATTCAATCATTTGCTCAAGCTGTGCAGCTGCATCTTCAGCTGCTTCAATATGATCATCGCCTGCTGCGTCAGCTGTGTCCTCAATTGGTGCTTGCACAGCTGGTTCAACATCATCATCCACAGCAGGAACAGACGCTGTAGATACGATGTCTACATTCTCCTCTCTAGACTTCTCAACAGGAGCCTGTGCGTTCTGTGCTCTTCTTGCTTCTTTCTGCCACCAGCGTCTTCCCATAAATCTCTCTCCTATACACTTAAATATCACTCTCTGCTGTTTCTGTTAAACTGTCTATTTTAGTGTATTGACCAACGTCTTTTTAATAGACATAGAACACGCATTATCTGGTATGGCATCAGTGATTTATTAAAGCATCACGTGAACCTGATTACTTCAAGATGAGCATCATTCTGGAGACACCATGACATCGTGGCGCGCCACTTCTCTCGGTCGACCTCTGTCTCGTATCCCTTCACCTCGTACAGCGTCTTCCCGTCGAGTGTCAAGAAGTCTGGGATGTAGGTGCGCTCGAGCCCGTTCGGGTCCGTGTATGTGATTCGGATGCCGTGCTGCTTGGTGACTGGGACGTTCTGCTCGACGCACTGGTCGAGGAAACGGGACTCCCAGGAGGAGTGCATGTATTCCTCCTTGCCCGTGAATGGGTTCAGCTTCCACTCGGCCTTGTAGGGCGCCTGGGGACCGATCTTGCCCTGCTCGAGGAGATTACAAGCTCGGGATGACCATAGTTTCCTCATTTCTGGATTCTCTTCCCACCATTGTTTTGACCACGTTGATTTTTTTGCTATCACTTCGGGTCGTTGGGCTACTTCTTTGCTTATTTTTCTCATGTTTTCTCGATATTCATCAGATGCCATGATCTCATGTCGAGGATCATTTGGATCTGACCATCTAGTTTTTGATGCTTTTGAATACCGTTCTTTCATCTCATTTGTCCGCTTCTTTCCCTTGTTCGGACTGTTTTCACCTTTCTTCCTGAACATTGGATTATTCTCACCGCGGCTTGCATGACCGTCGACGAAGATCGCAAAGCCGCCCTTCTTCCAAGTAAGCTCATTGTCACATCCGCATGCACACTTAGGCCACACACCGCCGTGCACATGCTTCACTTCATACAGCGGCCAGTCAATTCCGTGCACCTTTCTTACATGTCGTGCAAGGACATTGTTTGAGTTTGCGACCATCTCACCACACTCTAGACACTTCATGGTGAAAGCTACGGTCTTGTCGTAAAGTGACTTAGCAACTTCCTTGTGGTGATAGCCAACGTGTGCGCCAATTGAACGTGGCGTGTTATTAATCATTGCATCACAGTAATCGCACTTAATCTTGTCGACCATCTTGTTCCTCTTACGGTAATTATATGGTCATGTGCGATTATGTTTTATAAAAAAGAAATAAAAGAAGCGGGCCACCCATAAAGAGTGGCCCGCCCATTATCTATCTAGTAGAAACTAGATGGTCAAACTAGATAATGTTCATGTCGAGGCAGGTCACAGTGCCATAGAAGTCGCTGCGCACCATTTTCTTCCCGTAGCGGGTCATCACGCCCTTACGTGGGGTGAAGTCCTCTGGAGCGAAGATGGTAGGTGTGACGATGAGTGGGACGTAAGGAGCGTAGACGTAGCCGGTCTCGAGGTAGCTGCCGCCCTTGTAACCGACGAGGATCTTGTTACGTGGGAAGTAGGGGTCCTTGTAGACGGTGAAGCGGTTGGAGAGGCTGCCGATGGG